AGCTCTGGTCAAAAAGCATTACGACAAATTATCAGAACTGATGGAACAGAAAAAACTCTGCAACAATTAAGAGATGAATATAAATTATAAATATGCCACTAAAGAAAGGTAAATCACAAAAGTCTATTTCTGGCAACATTCGTTTGCTGATGAAAGAAGGCAAGACATTAAAGCAAGCACAGGCGATAGCTTTATCAACTGCTAAAAAACGTAAAAAGAAGTAAGATAAATACAATTACTTTTATTCTTATGTATCATTCTGGCGGTAAAAAGAAAACAAAGAAAGTTAAGAAGGGAGGAAAGAAATAATGGGATACACCTTTAAGGTTCAATCTTATGACACTGTAGTTGCTGAAGAAACAACAGAAGCTTGTACTGTAAAAAAAGATTTTTCTAAAATGTCAAAGATCGAATTAGAAAAGTTTGGCCGTACTCTTGGTATTGAACTTGATAGAAGACTTAGTAAGACTGCACTTGTTAAACAATTAGAGGAGGCCACTGGTGGCTAAGAAGATGAGGCGAGTGCCGAAGGATAAGAAAACAGGAGTACCAAAGAAGTATTTATCAGGCTCAAAAAATAAAGGAGCGAAAGCGGCTGAGATCAAGAGAACTGCCGAAGCTTATAGAAAAGGAGAGTATATTGATATAAAGGCTGTATCTAAATCACGCACCAAACAAAATGTCTCAGGCAAAAAGAAGAAAACCACTAAGCGAAAAAGTAAAAAGTAGCTTAAAGGCAAAAGCAAAAGATACTAAGTTTTTTTATGGAGAACTTGCGGAGGTTTATCGCAAGGGGCAGGGTGCATATCTAGGATCTGGATCTCGTAATGTGCCGATGGCAGCATGGGCAATGGGTAGAGTAAATAGTTATATGACAGGAAAAGGAGGGGCAAGAACAGCAGACGCTAAAATTTATTCAAGATATCAAAAGAAAAGATAATGAAACTTACTACCAGACAAAAGAACACCCTTGCAAAGCACCAAAAGGCTCATGGTCATAGTAAGGTTCATATGGAATACATGAAACGCAAGATGAGAGAAGGTATGAGTTTTACTGATGCTCATAATATGGCGATGAGGAGAAAAGGAAAATGAGTATTAAAAGAGGCGGTCATACTTTTGAGAAGGTTGATAAACCGATAAGAACTCCAGGACATCCAAGTGGTAAGAGTCATGCGGTTGTAATCAAAAAAGGTGATGGTTTTAGGCTTATAAGATTTGGTATGCAGGGAGCGAAGACAAAACCACCAAGAAAAGGCGAAAGTGACACAGATAAGGCAAAAAGACGTTCTTTTAAGGCTCGTCATGCCAAAAATATTGCAAAAGGTAAGACCAGTGCGGCTTATTGGAGTGACAGAACGAAGTGGAGTTGATATATTAAATATTAATTATTGTTAAAATTTTTTATGGCTGAAGAACTAAACAAGCCCAATCCACCTGTGGATACAGCAGCGTTAATTGCAGAGGTTGAAGCACTAAGAAAAAGTAAAGCTGAATTATTGGATGATTACAAAAAAGCAAAAGAGGCTGCAAAGGCAGTACCACCTAATGTTGATGTTGATGCTTTGATTGCTTTTAAACAGAAAAAAGAACAGGAAGAGTTAGAGGCAAAGGGTAAATATGATGAGGCGATTGCAAAACAAGCTCAACAATATCGTGACGCAGAAGAATCAAAAAATAAAAGAATACAAGAACTAGAAGCAAAACAAAGACAGCTTGAGGTTGAAGCCCCAGCAGTAACAGCACTTGCCGATGTAGTACATGATCCAAGATATGTATTATCGCAAATAAATCAAGACCAACTTGCAAGAGAAGCAGATGGCACTGTTGTTATCGTTGATGGTTATAACAGAACACCTGTAAAAGAATGGGCGATGTCCAAGATGCCTCAATGGGTACAAAAAAACCCAAGACCACAGGGCGGTGGTGCTACAACTACAAAGGTTCAGGCTGATACAGTATTGGCTGGTGAAAAAAATCCATTTGCACCAGATTCATTTAATTTGACAGAGCAGGCAAGATTATTTAGAACAGATGTAAATAAATATAATATGTTAAAAAACCAAGTTAGCGGTTAATATAGAAACAACGTGGTTGTGCCATGTCAGAGGTTGTGCCTCAAAGTGAACATAATTTTTAAATCTAAATGGCAACATTAAGAAGTGATTTAATTATCCCAGAGGTGTTCACTCCTTATCTAATAGAAGAGACAACTAACAGAGATGCCTTCTTGCAGAGTGGGGTGGTTACACCTTTGGCAGAATTAAATCTATCCTCAGAAAGAGGTGGAGACTTTGTAAAAATCCCTAAAGCGTAGTTGGGGCTTATGTTGGTAACAACATAATGAAACAAGGTGAATTGCTGGAAGTCCCCCATATAAGGATAATCAGCAGCCAAGCCAGCACACAAGCTGGAAGGTTCAGAGACTAGAAGCCGACAGGAAACTGAGTAATGCTTCCACGAGTGCCTTGCAACCCTCTGGGTTGAAGATATAGTCCGACCTACATCAATGGCAAAGATGTAGAAAAGAAAGATAAAGAGCTTTCTTGATAACAAAGTGTTCTACAAAGCAAACTTAAGTGGCGATTTTGAAGTTTTAACAGACTCAACATCATTAACACCAGGCAAGATCACAGCAGATAACCAAATCGCTGCTGTTTTACATAGAGGTCGTGCTTTCAGTTCCAGAGACTTAGCTGCATTAGCAGTTGGTGGTGGCCCTGATCCTATGGCTGCTATTGCACAAAAAATGGCTGCATATGTCAATAATCAGAAGCAGAAGGATTTATATTCTTGCTTAACTGGTGCATTTGGTTCTATGACTGCAAACGACAGCAACTCAGCTTTGTTTGATCTTTGTATAGATTCAGAATCAGGTGATACTCCTACAACTTTAAGTCCTAGACACGTTGCTAAAGCACAAGCTTTACTTGGCGACCAAGGAAACAAGATCACATCAGTTGCAATGCACTCAAAAGTCTTTTATGACTTGGTTGAGCGTAATGCTATTGATCGTATCTACGACAACACTGGCGCACCTGATACAGCAGCCGCTTCTGGTAGCACAACAAGAGCATTTGACGGCCCAACAACTGTTAATACTTTTATGGGTCTTAACGTGATTGTTTCTGATGATGTTCCTACTGCAAACAGTGGATCTTCAACAGAGTATTCAACTTTCTTCTTTACACAGGGAGCAGTTGTTACTGGTGAGCAAGCACCAATCAGAACTCAAACTGATAGAGACATCCTAGCTTTGGAAGAAGCAATGGCTGTTGACCTTCATTACATCTACCACCCAGTTGGTTTGAAGTATGCGGTATCAACAGTGAACCCAACTCGTACAGTATTAGAGACAGTAGCCTCTTGGTCGAAAGTTTACGAGACAAAGAACATCGGTATTGTTCGTGCAACTGTCGCATCTAACCAGGATTAATCATGCCATCATTATTTGAAATTACTGCTGGATCTTTAGCTGGCCCAACAGACGGTGGAACTGTAACTCAGGCCACCAACAAGGGAACTGCCGTAACTCTAAGTACAGAGTCAGGTCAGATCACAATGAACAACGCAGCTTTAGCAGATGCCGCAGAGGTATCTTTTACAGTTACCAATACAAAGGTTGCTGCAACTGATGTTGTTGTTGCTTGTCATGGATCTGCTGGTACAGCAGGGGCTTATATCGTGAGTGCAAACAGCATTGCTGCTGGTTCATTCAAGATCACAGTTTCTAACGTATCTGGCGGCTCACTAAGTGAAGCGATTGTCATTAACTTTGTTGCACTTAAGGGTGCATCTAGCTAATGGCTATATTTGCTTTTAAGCGAATGAGGGAACAAAACGAAGCTGCTCAAAAGGCGGCTTCTGTTTCCACATCTAAGCCAAAACCAAAACGCAAGCCTCAAAAGGTAAAAGTAAATGGCGATAACCCTTGATGCAACTGTTGGCGGTGCAAATGCCAACACTTATATAGGTCTTTCTGATGCAAACTCATTTATTGAGGGTTTAGTCCTCAGTGATGATGCTGCGGCATGGGATGGGTCAACTACGGACAATAAAAACCGAGCATTGTTTACGGCTGCACAAAGAATTGACAGAGAAAAATTCTTGGGAGCCAGGGTATCTGATACCCAAGCTTTGGAATGGCCGAGATCAGGAGTAAGAAAACCTGACACTTATACCAATCTTTATGGTTTAAGTTTCCCAAATAGATTAGTTGCTGATTATTACACTGATACTGAAATCCCAGATCGGGTAAAAAATGCACAGGTTATCTTGGCTGTTTATCTAAACAACAACAGGAACGGGTTAGAACTCAGTGGTTTAGAAGATTTTGCTACTGTTAATATTGGTAATATAAATGTAACTCCAAGATTTTATGGAGCAGTGGGCATTGATAGGATTCCACCAATCGTTGACCACTATCTAATGGGTATTAGAATAGGTGGAAGAGCAAACTTACAAATCAAGAGGTCTTAAAAAATGGGCTACGGCTATCAATACCCAGCAGGGATAATCATTACAGATACAAATGCCCATACAGGCAGATTTGGTAAGGTGCATTGTTTATCAAATGCTGAAGTAACTCTTGTTGCTGAAAATTTAACAGAGAATGGATCTGCAACTATCAACGGCATCACAATGAAGTCATCTTCAGAAATTGAAGGTGTTATCACAAGCATCACTTTGGCTAGTGGTCAGGTTATTGCTTATAGATTATGAGTATTGCTAACGCATTAAAAAAAGCAGCATCAAAAACTCTTAGCAAACTTGGAGGTGATGTAACTATTAGACAGGTAACGGCTGGTAG